TCCTCCAATGTCTCCATCTCATCCCAAAAGAGTGCATCTGTAAAGTCCAACACTCTCTCATGACTAGGACTCTCAGGATTGACTGGTTTGATAAAGAATTTCTTCGCCTTACAGTGGGGCCAACCCATCGAGGTGTTTAGATCCACTGCTGACATGACATTAATCCCCGGACACCCATTCAATACGGTGAAACGATCCAAAGGTCTCGTTATGACACACCATTTCTTATTGTCCTTATTGAGTAATGGTAAAATCATCTCCATAAAGTCATCCTGGCACCGTCGCATAATTGCTGGTCGCAAAAGATTTCGACTGGTTGTCATATCTCTTAAATTGCGAGCATAATAGATGTTTTGACGATGCACTTGTGGTGCTCCATGAAGTACAGGCAATTCCATGTGAAGTGCAACTGCACTTGAAATTGGTGATTCACGCACACTCGTCGTAGTCTTAGCCCTTTCTCCATTCACCCCAATCAAATCGCAACACGATGGAATTTGATCTCCATATACGATCGAATCGTATACGTGTTGCTGCCACATGATAGGGTGGCGAGGATGAGGATCCTGACCCTCAATAATAAGTGTACGTCCATGAGACTCAAATTGGATATCTCCAGCATTGGCCGCTAATGCATTGCACTTGAGCAGAGTGGACTCCGCGTGATCAAAATCTTTTTGACTCACAATCTGGGCTGCACAAAATGTCTTATCTTTCGTCGAGGCTGCCAAATGGAAACCCAGCAAAACCGGATCTTTTTGCATGCTTATGACTGCAGATCCACAACTGCCGATTTCCATCTCAGCTGACTTATTCCGATACGTGAAGCCCTTGAACTTACACGAGAACTTCTTACCACGAATCGTAGCCTTCGACTCACACTCTCGCAAACTGTCTAGCCATCCATCGTGATAGGTGCGGTATCCAGTCTTAGTATCCATTGTACACACTCGCGACGCCATAAAGGAATCGAATTGGATTCCGTCTGATGTGTACGGAAGAAACTTTGTTAAGTCTCTCACATTAACCAATCGAGAATGGTGCAACAATACAAGATCACTTGCCGAGCCTTCCGGACCCAAAGGAGTGAAGCACTTGTCGTCTATCACTGCTTCCAAGCACTCTCCAATCGCATTGGACCTTCCATTCCACATGCGTACATAAAACTCCTTACCATCGTGGAAGAGATGACGAGGGACTATGACTAATGAACCTTTCATAGGAAAGCAAACACTACGGACTGGTTCTGTGTAATAAGCCAATCCATCTGGTTCGTACTTCACCTCGCTAACCTCAATAGTGCGTGCACACTTCATGATTGCTATCGACACTTCTTTAGCATCAGCACATGCATGCACCGAGGTAGTGGGAATGTTCCTTTGAACGCGTAACCATGTGTTGGGTTCGTCATCTTTTGTCTTAACCGGAGGGGTTCCGGGTCGAGCACATTTAACAGCTTCCATACTGCTCTGTGCTTCGTTGACAGATGCCAATATCTCTTCCCGCTCCTTCTCTACTGCGGCTGTTCGTTCCTTACACCTCACCTCCTCCTTCTCGTTTGAATCGTTGAATGCTTTCTTGTCTGCGCGATCCTTCAACCATTTCCCTACGAATTTAAATGATAGTGAGAAACTCACTACTCGCAATAGGAAATAACAAATACGCAACCAACGTACAGTGTGCAATTGCCTATCAAGATTCTCGATCCAAAAATCAGCTTGCATATCAGTAAATGTTGCATCCCATTTGTCACGTACTGTCTGCCGTAAACGATGATAATAGTGCTCACGCGCAAACTGAGGCCATAACCAGCGAAAGAACCACAGATTAAGTAGTAGAATGCGAATATTAAGCATGAAATTGCGCCACCTCGATTCCCTCGGACCATCCAATAGTCCGATGTGATTAAGCTTGGCGTCATCACTGCTAAATGCATACTGCCTCCATTTCTCCCAGGCTCTTCTGTCTAGCTCATCCTGTATCGAATCACGATTAGTTTTCATAAATTGACTAACGTCAATCAATTGATCTTCTCGCTCATCCTCATCGGATTCTCTCTTTCTATCAGCAGACATCACCCATCGTGATGACTCAACAAGATTAGACAATCGAATAACCTCATAAGGTCCTTTCGCTAAGATACGATTAAGTAGGCTACGATCCTTTTCACTGATGTGATATCTTCTTGGGGGGCTAGTCACTAAATCCGTGGCTTGTGCGTCCATGAGTGGGTCATCCGATTCAGTGGCAATTGTGGACTCATTTGAGTCTACTTCTGTATCGTCATCCGCTTCTAAGGGTGGTATCGTGGTATTATCCCAATCTCTTTGCCTCCTATGAGCCTGAACCCAATGGAAATCTAAAGTGGGGATATCCTCGTTTAGAAGATCCGCTTTAAGAGGAGTAGACACCGAATCATCATCAGTAGTCCTTTCCTCTATTATTGTGGGTATGCCACGATCGTTTTCCTTCCTTAGCTGGCGTTCTCTCCGCTTTCGCGCCCTTTTTGATGAACTTACGGATTGCATTAACACGCCTTCCGGTAATGTGGATTGATCGTCATACTCCGATACAGAACAACTCTCCACAGTTTCCATATTCCCACGATAATCCTCTGGGGGAATTACATCACAAGCATCACGAGGTACAGGAGCATGGCCTTCACAATATGGACAGTACGAATCTTTAGGAATAAAGTGCTCACAGAAGTCGCCTTTCGACAATTTATCCATTTTCGCGAGTAATTTATCCTGCTGTTTCTTCCATTCGCGTCCTTGTAGAGCCATAAATTGGATCGCTCCAAAAATGGATCCCTTATACCGTTCAACCAAAACGAAATCTTGAGTAGCGGCCTCACTAGAGTTCGTCACTCTAGAGGCCATCATCACCTCTGAAATAGTGATATTCCATGCATCTGGCAAAGTCTGCTCTGTGGCATCGGGTGGCATTCTAAATCCCGTTGGTCCTCTAAATTTCTTCTTTAGATCAACAAAGATCTCATATTTGATACGACGTGCCATCGACGCTGGACAATTTGTGCCTGATGCTGCCAATTTTCTCAGAGAAAGATTACTTGTGATCGCAACAACCCAATAGAGTATCGCGATCATGTCCTTGGATTCAATATCAGCTTTTACTGCATTTTGTGCCACATTATCGCACATCCTCAATATCTCCTCCGTAGGAGCCTTCTCAGCATACTTCTCCGATATATTACCCACATCATTCAATATCGCCGCAAGTTGATTTGATTCAACATTGGTGTCATACTTATCATTCGGATTCAGAGTGACAATTGCCTTATCATCGAAATCTTCGAAGCCCATTGCTTTCAAGATTGATGTGATGAGTTGCTTTGTAAGAAAAGATTTCCCACAACCCGCTTCACCATTTATAACAAAACTCATCGCCTGATGGCGCATATTTTTCTTCCGAACTTTTAATTGTAAGGTCAATTGAATCTCCTTCAACTTGATCAACTTTTTGGCGAAAGCTTCCTTCCCAATTACCGTCTTAGAAAACTTCATTAGCGTAGTGGTGTGCTTAATCATTTGTGTGACTCGCTCAAGAACACGAGCAGCTGTACCCTCTACGCCTAGTCCGTCATCATATAATCCAGATTCAACGCTCTTACAGATCTGAGTAAGAGTGGTGTACTCTTCTAAATACTCAGCATGGTTGTCGTCATCGTGAAGTAGCAACATTATGTTACCCCTTTGCAGAGCCAACAAACCACGGTCCAGGAAATATAATATATTCGAGCATATTATCTCCAATACGGATTTACTACTCGTAATTGCCTCCCAAGACTTAATTCTCAGAGCTTTGAATATTTCTTTCGTGACCTCATTATCTGGGACGTCATCCTTGAACCAATAGTGCATGGCAATCGTCACCATCTCACTAACACGTACAGCAAAATCGCAATGCTTAATCTCTTCATATGATTCTAAAGCACCTCGCAGATCGGAAAAAACCGTGGTGTTTCCCGATTTAATCTCACCGTCAGCTTGTGCTTCATAGAACTCTCTGTCCCGCAACCATGCCTCTCTCATCTCAAATAAATAATCCGATTGGAGTTTCACTCCACTAACGATCCAAGAGGCCAAATCCGAAAATGACTCATGCAAGGAAAAACTATCAAATGTCTCAAAATACTGCATAATGACGGCGACAGCATTCGTGGTACTGGTACTAGTGTACAAACCCAATAAACAAAGGCATAGACACTCTATTCTCTTCAGTAACCAACGTCTATCAATATTTGAAGCACCTCTAAATAAACCGAATAATGTAGAACACTCTTCAGGGTGATTCAATAACAGTCGCATAGCACTAGTCAAATTGGATATTTTTTCCACAAAGCCTTCCTCACTCCCCGCCTGGGCAATAAATTTAATAACATCTTCTGGGTCCTTCATAGATCCACTCCGATTCCATTTCTTCACCACCTTCTCTGCATTTGTAGTTCGTACGAGATGTAAGAATCTACTATATTCCTTGTGATCGATCAAATCAATCAACTTGGGGTTCAAACCCTCAAAATGTTCCTCTAGGGAACTATAACTAATATTCGACATCTTTGCTAAATCCATACTTAAATGGATAAGGTTAATAATAAATAGGTTGTAAAACATAATGATTGCGTTATAGTACTCGAAAAGAGGAGGGCTTGATATTAATGTGTACGCTCAATACACAGGGGGGGTTTGGGGTTAGTTCGACACCC